GTAACGGCATTGTCTACGCGAGAAATTACATTAGCAGATTTTGACGCAAACCTATCATCTTTTGTCTCTACATTTACACTTCCGACTGTAGATGGCTCTAATGGTCAAGTTTTGACGACGGACGGTTCTGGTACACTTTCATTCACAGATACCGCAGGCGGAGGGTCTTATTCAAATAGTGATGTAGATGCTCATTTAAACACTTCAACCGCTACTAATAATCAAGTATTATCTTGGACAGGATCTGATTATGATTGGGTAGATCAAAGTGCAGGTGGAGGTGGACTTACTCAAGAACAATTAGACACCTTAGAGATATTACAAGACGACAGCGCATACTTTTATACTTCTATAGGCGATCTTTATGATTTAAGCAGCCCAAAAGGACCAAACTCTTCAATTCAAATAAACGATGGTGGAATCTTTGGGGGATACTCGTCTTTAACTTATAATACTACTTCTGAAACACTTTCTGCAAATAACATTTCATTACTTGGCGACTTAACCGTATCCAATAATATTTCTGTAGCAAATAACATTTCTGTACTGAGCCTAGACGCGTCTGGTGATATAACAGTGGCTGGAGATGTTAACGTCGGTACCATTAATACTTATAGTATTGATGAAATACATGACAGAGGACAGCTAAACTCTAGTGATAGTGCATACTTTTACACAAAATTAGAAGAGATTGAAGAAAAAACTAGCGGTCTTGAGTTGTTGTCAGTGGAAACTGTCACTACTTCGGTGAACGCGGTGGATATAGACTTACCCGCAGGCTATTCTCGGTTCAGGTTGATTGTTCAAGATTTAACCTACGCATCAAGCGGATCATATCTTTTCGGGACAATCTCGCTAGACGGGGGTTCGACTTTCCAAAGCACAAATTACGCATATCGGCTAGATAAATGGTTTTCGACAACGGGATTAAGCTCACAGCAAGGTTATCCATCAAATGGTCTCGTGATTTGTGGAAACGACTTAGACACAAACCCTACGCATTCAATCATGGACATTGTGAACACTGCGGATCAATTCGCACTCAACGCAAATTCAATGATGATAAAACCAACAGCAACGGCTTACGCATTTCGCCAAAAGTGTATGGGGTGGAGACAAAATTCGTCGAAGGCTGACGTTTTGCGCTTAAAGGACTTTTCCAACAACATCACAGGTGGCACATTCGCACTCTACGGCTACAAGGAGACCCTCTAATGGCAAAAGTATTAAAAAACGGTGAAATTATTGAAGTACCTGACAGCGACTTTCCCCCTCCGTCTCCACCCACAGCGGATATGGTCAAGCAAGAAGCATCTCGTCGCATTCTTGCTATTGCACCAGAATACAAACAAAGAAATATGTTGGCACGGTCAGCAGAATTATTGCGCATCGGTGAAGCAAACTGGACCACAGAACAACAAACAGAAGTCACACAAATGGAAGCAATCTGGGATCAAATTAAAACAATTAGAACACGATCAAATGAATTAGAAATACAAAATCCAATTCCAACAGATTATTATGACAATAAATACTGGATATAATAGGATATAATAGGAGAATAGAATGGCAGTGACCTCTAATGTTGTTACAGGAACAATAACAAGCAACACAAGTATTTTATACACGGCATCTTCTTCGGGCGCGTCTAAACTTGTAAATTTTACAGTTACAAACAACAGTGCAAATAACGCTGTTATTAACATAGATTCGGTGGATAGCAGCGTAGATAATTTTGAAACTTATACTAGCTTGGGCGCTAGTTATTCTGGTAATAGTTTCTCTGTAACTATTCAAGAGGCTACACCTCACGGAGTTGCATTTAATGATACAGGGACAAAAATGTATGTGGTAGGCCAGACAACAGATAAAATATTTGAGTATAATCTCAGTACAGCGTATGATATTTCCACGGTTTCTTATAGCGGTGCAAATATAGCCACTGGTGTTAGTAACCCTTCTGATATATCATTTGGGAATAACGGTCTTAAAATGTATGTTGGGTGGTCCAACACCTTCGGCCAGGGCAAAGAATTTAATCTGAGTGTTGCATATGACATTACAACTGCAACGCTGGCATCAACACTTAGTTATACCACCTTTGGTGGTAATACTGACTTCTATATGGTAGGGGGTTTTTCATTTAACGACGACGGGACAAAACTTTACGTCAGAAGTAGTTATAGTGTCAACAGCTTGAACCAGTTTACACTTTCAACACCTTGGAGTATACCAAGTGTTAACTTTGCAACACGTTTTAAATTACCATTAACAGGTAGTGGGACTAGTAACGCAGTTCCTTCTTCAGACGGAAAGCGTTTTTACTATGTAGACGACACCAATGATGCTATACGTGAAATTGAACTTGCAACTGCTTGGGATTTGACCACAGCTACAGACAATATTAGAAATTTCAACGTGTCTTCTCAGACCATTAGCCCGCGAGGAATTGCGCTGTCAAATTCGGACTCTGATGTGTTTTTGGTAGATTTTACAACTGACTCCGTTTTAAAATACAATTTGAGTTTCTTTGGTGATCTTTATATAACGCCGTGGGATCTGTCTGACGTCTCTTTTGCACATAAATCACCTGTACTGAGCGCTCAAGCAGGGCAACCTTACGGATTGGATTTTAAAAGTGACGGTACTAAACTATATGTCGTGGGCATTACGCAAAGTGGCATTCTTCAATATTCTCTGTCAGAGCCGTTTGATGTGTCCACTGCTATATACGACGGCATATCCACTCCAGGCAATGCGCCGCAAGGATATGACTTACAGTTTAAAGCAGATGGTACAGCGGTTTTTGTTAACAGCGGACAACGGTATATAGATCAGTATAATCTAAGCACCCCCTGGGATTTATCAACACTTTCTTCGATGGTAAATCAACTTGATACGCAGACGGTGTTTGGCAACAACGGCCAATTGTCATTTCGCATAAACCCCGACGGAACTCGTTTATATGTTACTAGTGATGGAAACGCACCTTACGTGCAGCAATACAATCTGTCTTCGCCATGGGATTTATCTACGGCATCTGCAAGTGTTGTTATAAGCGGCGCTTTCACCGCCAATTTTAGTATTGGATTTGCAGATAATGGTCTAGTAATGTTTTTAATGCGCCCGCCAAATATTTTACAAAAGTGGAATCTTTCCACTGCTTGGGAAATTGACACTGCTACGTTTGATTCTTCCTATGACCTAAATCTTCAAGATACTGTCGCAGGTGATGTAGACTTTATTTTTAATTTCAAACTCATACAATCAAAATCGCAGATTGCCTGCCTGGACTTCAGAGACGACGACATACTCACCTTTAACTTGACTTCAGATGCTGGTGTAGGAACCGCACCGGCCGGTATACATAGTTTACGAAAAAGTTCGACTGTGTTTCCAAATCAGACAAGTAAGATCAATATAGGCGCGCTAGTTATGGACGCAAATACTGATATTAGGGCATCCTCTACAGAAGACATTTCCTACTCAATCACCACCCAAGAACTCTCTGGTGATATTGCCTCAGGATTCTCAGTAGAAAATAAATCTTTAACTTTTGGAACATTAAAACAAACTATTCTTGAGGCTACAAGTAATGTTAGAATCTATGGATGTCAGGTAACTAATTTTGATGGAGCATCAACAGCAACGTTTACTACTTATTTAAATGATACTCCTATTGTCTCTTCTAAGCAGGTTGAAGTTGGAGATTCTGTTTTAGGAATTACACCAGGTTTATCTCTAACTGCTGGTGATGTATTAAGCATAGAGCCTGGTGGAATTGGTGATATTCAAGTAAGTCTAACATACGAGACATATTAAGTAGGAGAAAGAGATGAAAATTATAGTATTAAACTCAGATAATCATGTTCTTTATATGAGTGAAGATGATGGAGTTTTAGAAGTTAAACCAAACCACGTTGTTGTGGATGACTCTAGAATATTTGGGCTATCTTCTCAAACCGTCTCACTTTATGAGAATGTAGAAAATCCAGAAATTCTTTTTGCGAAAGAAGTCTTAGATGAATCTAATAATGCGATAACAGTTCAAGAGACTTTTGAGCATTCAAAGTTTTTGTATGACGGAGTTAGCTGGAGTTTAAATCAAGAGTGGGAAGAGTTCTCAGCTAATACATCTATAAGAGAATAGAGTGTCAGCCGCTGGTGCTTTTAATCATGGACTGAAATCTGAAGGCGTTCCTTACATAACTCGTTTTGTAATGACTTTAGCTGTTGCCATTTTCAAATTCAAATAAAAAATGTATAAATAGAGTAAACAAGCTTTTATTGAGGGGAAGTCATGGCTCAGCCTACTACAAGAAAAGAGTTTACAGAATGGTGTCTAGACAATAAATACTCTAAATGGTATTTTGAGATAGTTGACAATGCTATTGAAAGAGATTGGTGTAAAAAAACAGCTGACTTTTATGTTGAGAATCATCACTATATCCCCAAATCTCTTGGTGGAAACGATAGCGACACAGTTTTTCTGACTGCCAGAGAACATTTCGTTTGTCATATCCTGCTAACAAAAATGCTAACTGGAGAAAAAAAATCTAAAATGATTTGGGCTGTAATGTGTATGAAAGGTAAAAATGAAAGATACTGTAACTCAAAACTATACGAATCTGTTAAAAAGTATTTGAAGCATTCCGCAGACTCAAAGCTAAAGATGTCAAAGACTAGATTAGAGAATAAAACACATGCCGGAAAAAGAAATGGGATGTGGGGTAAAAGGGGGGAGCTTTCTCCTCATTTTGGAAAAACTCAGACTGAAGAACATAAAGAAAAGCGTCTAAGCAAAATACGAGGAAGAAGTCAATCGGATGAAGCTAGACTTAGAATGTCTAAAAATAGACCAAAGGGGCCGAGTGGTAAAAAATGGTTCAACAATGGATCCATAGAAACATTTGATCTACCCAAAAACAAGCCAGAGGAATTTTCTTTTGGTAGACTAAAAAGGAAGCAGTAATGGCATTACCGACAAATCGCGAACAGTTCAGGGAATGGTGTCTTAGAAAACTTGGTAAACCAGTCATTGAAATCAATGTCGATATTGATCAAATAGAAGACAGAATTGATGAGGCATTACTTTATTGGCACGATTATCATTTTGACGGTACCGAGAAAATCTTTCTGAAGCATCAGATTACAGACACAGATAAAGAAAATGGTTACATCACAATACCAGAAAACATTATTGGTGTTGTGAACATTTTCAATCTATCATCTTCCGCTGCATTTTCTAATAACATGTTCGGCGCACAGTACCAGTTTATTCTAAATCATGTTCATGAGTTGTCGGATTATAATCTGATTCACTTCTACATGTCAATGCAGCATCTTCAGTTTATGGAAGAGATTCTAACAGGTATGCAGCCTATTAGATACAATCGCCATGTGAACAAGCTGCACATTGATACAGAATGGGGTAATCTAAACACAGGTGGCTACATTGTAGCAGAGTGTTATTCTATTGTTGATCCCACGACTTATACTGATGTTTGGAAAGATCGTTGGTTACAGAACTATGCGACAGCTAAGATCAAGTATCAGTGGGGGACAAACCTAACGAAGTTCAATGGTATGCAGTTACCTGGTGGTGTCACATTCAACGGAGAGCAGATTTTGCAAGACGCAAGGGAAGAGATTAGACAGTTAGAAGAAGACATGATTTCTAGCTACAGTCTTCCCGTCCACGACATGATCGGCTAGACACTCGGTTTATATAAATACTTCTGTAAGTCCAACAACAGAAGTGTAATATGAAACAAGAAAAATATGGATTTGTGTATATCTGGTACGATAGAAGAAGAAAGTTATATTATATCGGTTCACATTGGGGTACCGAAGATGATGGATATATTTGCTCTTCTAACAGAATGCGAGATGCCTATCGTAGAAGACCACAAGATTTTAAAAGAAGAATTGTTGATGTAGTATATGAAGATAGAGTTAAGCTATATGAGTCTGAAAATGAATGGTTAAAATTAGCAGAAAAAAATAAAGATAGATATTACAATATATTATTCACAACACAACATTGGTCAGCTTATCCTGAAAATGTAAGAACGATACGTGAAAAAATTAGCCATAAAACTAAAGAAGCTATGCAGCGCCCAGGTGTTCGTAAAAAATACGAAGAAGGATTGAAGAATAGAGATAATAAAAGCTCTGATCCTGAAGTTATTGAAAAGCGAAGAAAGTCTATGAAGGAAACTATGACTAAAAAGTTCCCTGTAGAAGATAGATGGAAAAAACTTACTGAAGAAGAACGTAAACAGTACTATTCGGATAAAGCAAAGAAAATGCACGCTAATAGAACTGATGAACAGAAGCGTGAAATTAGTAGAAAAATATCAGAAGCAAATAAAAGAAATAAAAGAGAAGATGTAACCTGTCCACATTGCAACAAAACAGGTAACGCCATAGTAATGCCACGTTGGCACTTTGATAATTGTAAACTAAAAACGGTATAAATACCTTTATAATCAAGAGGCGTATGCATCATGGCGGTAAATTTTTATTTCAACAACTTCACCAACTCTTCAGAACAAGAACTCATAGAGGATCTGATCATAGAGTCTATCCGCATTTATGGTATAGATACATGGTACATCAAACGCACGATTGGCGCAAGGGATGAGTTGCTAAACGAAGACGATCTACCAGTTTATAGTTCTGCTAACATGGTAGAACTGTACATCAAAGAGATTGATGGATTTGGTGGAGAAGGCGACTTCTTATCTAAGTTCGGTCTACAGATTCGCGACTCGGTTACACTCACGATTGCTATGAGAACTTTCAACAAAGAAGTCGGTTACTACAACGAAGATGTAAGACCATTTGAAGGCGATCTAATCTATCTACCTCTGAACAATAAGCTGTTCAAGATTATGCACGTTGAACACGAGGCAATCTTCTATCAGATGGGCAGTCTTCAAACTTATGATCTCAAATGTGAGTTGTTTGAGTACAGTAACGAAAGATTCCAGACTGGTGTTGAAGAGATTGATGAGATTCTTGCTGATTATGTTACGACAAGCAACACAGAAGCATATAGTCTTGAAGAAATTGATCTATTTGCGGATAACTTCACAATTGAGCAAGAGGCTGATGGAATCGTTGATTGGTCTGAAGCTAATCCGTTTGGAGAATTATAATGTACGGTACACAGTTTTACAATCAAACCACACGAAGACTAGTGGCCACTTTTGGCACACTCTTCAATAACATTATCATAACAAGAGATGATAACTCTGGAACAGAGATTCAGAGAATGAAGGTGCCTATTCACTATGCACCTTACCAAAAGATTCTAGCAAGACTTGATGGTGACCCCAATCTTTCTGCACCTGCTATGACACTGCCTAGAATGTCATTTGAGATTACAGACGTTTCATACAATCCAGAAAGAAAGTTGTCATCACTTCATAGAATCTCCAAGTCTACTCCAGGTAATAATGACGCATTAACATACAGATACAACCCTTCGCCTTATGATCTAAACTTTCAGTTGAACATTATGGCGAAGTATAATGAAGACGGTCTAAAGATTATAGAACAAATCATACCGTATTTCAAGCCTGACGTAACGGTATCAGCAAAGTTAGTTGATGACATTGATACGTACTTTGACATACCGATTGTTCTGAATGACGTGTCAATGGAAGACACATACGAGAATGACTTTCAGACTAGAAGAGTGATCATTTGGACACTCAACTTTACACTGAAGGGTTACTATTTCGGTCCAAGTTCAACCAAGAAGATTATCAAGTTTGTTGATGTAAACTTCTATGACAGAATAGAAGATGATGCTGACATAGTGGAATCTATAAACATTCAGCCTGGTCTGACTGCTAATGGTGAACCGACGACAGACATAAATGAGACTATACCATACCTAGACATTGATGTTGATGATGACTGGGCTTACATTGTAAGGATTGTTGATGAGTGATAAAAAGATTGAAGATTCGCTAGGCATCGCGCCAGCTCCTATAGAAGGTGAAATAGTATCAGAAACACCTGCTAAAAGATCATTAATAGACGAAAACAGTGATAATGATTATCAATACGCAAGAGAAAACTTCTATTCAGTTATTGAACACGGATCAAAGGCTCTTGAAGAAATGATGGACCTGGCCCGCGCGAGCGAACATCCACGCGCGTATGAAGTCGTTTCCACTCTTATGAAAACACTTGTTGACGCTAACAAAGATTTGGTTGCTATGAATAAAGACAGAAAGTCTGAACAAGCACCAGAAGAAAAGCAACAGGTCACTAATAATAATCTTTTCGTTGGTAGTACAAGCGAACTTCAAAAAATGCTAAAAGAAATGAGATCACAAGATGATGGATCAGACGACGAATAAGATAAAGGGGTATCTCGGTAATACCAACATCAAGGGCAAGGGGGCAGAAATACAGTACACTCCTGAAATGGTCAAGGAGTTTATAAAGTGTTCAAACGACCCCATTTACTTTGCTGAGAAGTACATCAAGATCGTACATGTTGATCACGGTCTTATCCCTATCAAAATGTACGACTATCAAAAAGAAATTGCCGAGAAGATTACTAACAATCGTAGAGTTTCAGTAAACACATCCAGACAGGCTGGCAAAACAACAACGGCCATGGCCATCATTCTTCACTATGTTCTATTCAATGATCACAAGACAGTGGCACTACTTGCAAACAAGGGTGATGCCGCAAGAGAGATTCTAGACAGAATCAAAATCGCATACGAAGCATTACCCAAGTGGATTCAACAGGGTGTAGTTGAATGGAATAAAGGCTCTGTTGAGTTTGAAAACGGTTGTAAGATTATTGCGGGTGCAACTTCATCAAGTGCTATTCGTGGTAAATCTATTTCATTTCTATACATTGACGAAACTGCATTCGTTGAAAACTGGGACGAGTTCTTTGCTTCTGTTTTCCCAACCATTTCATCTGGTAAGACTACAAAGATTTTATTTACATCAACGCCAAATGGGTTAAATCATTTCTATAAGACTTGTGAAGGTGCTAAAGAAGAGAAAAATGGTTATAAATACATTGAAGTTCCTTGGTGGAAAGTTCCAGGACGAGATGAAGAGTGGAAGCGCGAGACGCTTGAGGGTATGGACTTTGACATGGAAAAGTTCACCCAAGAATTTGCATGTGCGTTCTTAGGTAGTTCTGGCACACTTATTGATGGTTCTAAGCTAAAACAACTTGTTATCAGAGAGCCTATCTTTGAAAGAGATAAGATAAGACAATACGAAAAGCCAGAAAAAGATCGCATCTACGTTTGTGTTGTTGACGTTTCTCGCGGCAAAGGTCTAGACTATTCGGCATTTCAAATCATTGACATAACAAAAATGCCTTATCGTCAAGTGTGTACATTTAGAGACAACATGGTAACACCTATTGACTATGCGCAAATAATACACATGTGTCACAAGCTATACAATGATGCTTACATTCTTGTTGAAGTGAATGACATTGGCGAACAAGTCTCTGAGACACTTCACTATGAGTTTGAAGTTGAAGCATTACTTTACACAGAATCCGCTGGCCGTGCTGGAAAAAGAATTTCATCTGGGTTTGGACGCAACTCTGATAAAGGTATCAGAACAACAAAATCTGTCAAGGCTGTTGGATGTAACATGCTGAAAATGTTGATTGAACAAGATCAGATGATCGTCAATGACTTTCAAACGATTCAAGAACTTTCTACATTCTCTAGAAAAGGCATTTCTTACGAAGCAGAGTCTGGTTGTAATGATGATTTAGTTATGTGTCTCGTTTTGTTCGGATGGTTAACAGATCAGGGGTTCTTCAAAGAACTCACCGACATAAATACGCTAAGCAGATTGAAGCAAAGATCAGAAGAAGAATTGTATGAAGAAATGTTGCCTGTCGGATTCAATGATTACGATCTAGACGAAGACACATCATTTAACAGAGACGATTCAGGTAATAATTGGATGTTCTAATAAGATGCTTATTTTTATAAATAAGTTAGAGTTGAAAATCCAACCTAACCATAAGGAGTATTAAAAAATGCCTTTTTCAATTAGCCCAGGCGTTAATGTAAGTGAGATTGATCTGACTACAGTGGTTCCAGGTGTCGCGACTACAGAAGGTGCGATTGCTGGTGTATTTAGATGGGGTCCCACTAATGAGCGCATCTTAGTAAGCAATGAAGTAGAGCTTGCTAACACATTCGGTAAACCAACAAACGACAACTATGAAACATTCTTCACAGCCGCAAACTTTCTAGGCTACAGTGATGCGTTATACGTTACACGAGTAACTGCTAATGCTGCTGTTGCTGATGCAAACGGCGCATTTGAAGCTGCTTACGAAGGTGAACTAGGTAACTCGCTTGCTGTTGCTTATGTAACATCTGCTTCCGAGTTCAATGGTGCAGCTTCTACATACACTATTGACATCAATGCGTCAAGTGCAAGCGGCACAGTTAGCGGTTCCGATGACGATCTAAACGAGATTGAAGTCGGTGACGTTCTAGTTGTAAACAATCAAGAACTAAGAATCGCATCTATCGGTTCCATCGCAAACAATGCTGGTACATACAGCGCAACAGTCGCATTCAACACAAAGTACATTGCTGTTGAAAACGCCGCAAACACATCATTTGATGTTAAGTGGGGTTGGTCTAGCTTCTTTGAGACAGCACCAGGTACAAACGAACTACACATTGTTGTTTACGACGAAGGCGGTGAGTTCACAGGCGAAGCTGGTACGATTCTTGAGACATACTCAAATCTATCTACAGTTGCTGGGACAAAATTCTTTGACGGTACTACAGCATACGTAAACGATGCTCTTGAACAGAGATCGTCTTACATCCGCAGAACAGTTGCTGCCCTAGCTACAAAAGGGTATGAAAGTTTTACTGGCGGTGACGACGGTGCAACAGAATCAACAATCCCTGTTGGTACTCTTGCTGCTGGTTACGATCTTTATCAGACTGCTGAAGAAGTTGACGTTTCTCTGATTCTACAAGGGCCTCCTAGAGCGGATGCGTTTGCTAACTATCTGATTGACAACATTGCTGAAAAGCGCCGCGATTGTGTTGTGTTCATCACGCCAAACGTAACGCCAGGAAGCTACACAGCACAGAATCTTGTGACTGCTGTTTCTGGTCTTTCAACGTCTTCTTACGCAGTCGTTGACTCTGGTTTCAAGTATCAGTACGACAAATACAATGACGTTTATCGTTGGGTACCGCTAAATGGTGACGTTGCTGGTCTTTGTGCAAGAACAGACGACAACCGCGATCCTTGGTATTCCCCTGCTGGCTACAACAGAGGTTTCATCAAGAACGTTGTGAAACTTTCTCTAAACCCAACAAAAGCTGAGAGAGACTTGATCTACAAGAATGGTATCAACCCAGTTATTTCACAAGCTGGTCAAGGTGCACTTCTATTTGGTGACAAGACATTCTTGAACCAACCAAGTGCGTTTGATCGTATCAATGTCCGTCGCTTGTTTATTGTTCTTGAAAAAGCTATTGCTATCTCTGCCCGCCGTTCACTCTTCGAGTTCAACGACGACTTTACAAGAGCGCAGTTCCGCAATCTAGTAGAACCTTTCCTAAGAGATGTGCAGGGTCGCCGTGGTATCACAGACTTCCGCGTTGTATGTGATGGTACTAATAACACTCCTGAAGTCATTGACAGAAATGATTTCATTGGTGACATTTACATCAAACCAGCACGTTCTATCAACTTCATCCAGTTGAACTTCGTTGCTGTTCGTACAGGTGTTGAGTTCTCTGAAATTGTTGGTCAAGCAACATAATAAATAGAATAAAGAGGAGATAAAAAATGACTTTCAACATCAACGAATTCAAATCAGAAGGTCTACAGTTTGGTGGGGCGAAAGCCTCACTATTCAAGGTTGATCTTGTATGGCCTACAGGTGTAGGCGATGTAGGTGGTGCAGGCAACAAGGGTCAGTTTTTGATTCAGGCTTCCACACTTCCACCTTCTGAAATGGGAACTATTGAAGTTCCTTATTTCGGAAGAAAGATCAAACTTGCTGGAGACAGAACGTTCGGTGAGTGGTCTGTAACAGTTATGAACGATGAGGACTTCCTTATTCGTGATAACGTAGAAAACTGGATGGCTAGAATCAATTCTCACGAGGCTAACTTGAGAGAAACGGGTCAAAGCCCAGCCACATATAAGTCACAGGCGAACATCACTCAGTACGGTAAAGATGGTAGAGCGCTAAAGGTCTACACATTTATCGGATTGTATCCTTCTAACGTTGCTGAAATTGCGATGGATTGGGATACTACTGACGACATTGAACGTTTTGACGTTACATGGCAGTACGACTACTGGACCGTAGCAGGCCTGAATGGTGCTGCTAACAACATGGGCTAATCAGTCTATATTAAAGTAGCTAAATAGATTGAAGGGGGTTCTCCCCTTCAATTCAAATAAAGGATGATAACTTGGAACTATTTGGTTTTAGCATCAAAAGAAAAACAGAAGAAAATAAAGAGATTCGATCTTTCGCTGAACCCGAAAACGAAGACGGTTCTCTTTCCGTTGCTGCTGCTGGTGGTGCAGTAAGTAGTATTATTGATTTGGAAGGAACAGCCAAATCTGAAGCTGAACTCATTCAAAGATACAGAAGTATGATTCAGCATCCTGAAGTTCAAATGGCCGCAGACGACATTGTAAACGAAGCGGTAAACATCTCTGAAAACGAAGTTCCAGTAAAATGTGTTACTGATGATCTAGAACTATCGGATTCGGTAAAGAAAAAAATTCAAGAAGAGTTTAATAACGTACTAACACTACTAGACTTTTCAAATCAAGGTTATGAAACATTTCATAGATGGTATGTTGATGGAAGACTAAACTACCACGTGATGATTGATGAAAGTAAGCCTAAAAAAGGCATTCAAGAACTTAGATACATTGATCCGAGAAAACTTCGTAAAGTAAGAGAATACGAAAAAGAACGCATTTCTAATAATAAAGGTAACACAGGGTTCACGAAGAAAATCAAAAACGAGTACTTTATTTACAGTGATAAAGGATTCAACTCTTACATAAAGAATGGATCTAACATCATGGACACTTATGGGGACAATGACTCCACTACATTAAGAATCGCAAAAGATTCTATTGTACATTGTAACTCTGGTGTTTTGAATGAAAACAACACTCTAGTTTTATCACATTTACATAAAGCATACAAGCCACTAAACCAACTTCGCATGATGGAAGATGCTGTTGTGATTTACAGAATCTCAAGAGCACCAGAAAGACGTATTTTTTACATTGACGTTGGTAACTTACCTAAGATGAAGGCCGAACAGTATCTACGTGACATGATGGCCAAGCATAAGAACCGTCTTGTTTATGACATGAATACTGGTGAAGTGAGAGACGACAGACGCCACATGTCTATGACAGACGATTTTTGGTTACCAAGACGTGAAGGCGGACGCGGTACAGAAATCACAACTCTACCTGGTGGACAGAATCTAGGCGAAATGGAAGATGTAAACTACTTTCAGAAACGTCTTTACAAGTCTTTGAATGTTCCTATTTCTAGAATGGAATCAGAAACGGGATTCTCATTAGGTCGTGCTTCAGAAATCAGTCGTGATGAAGTAAAGTTTAGTAAGTTTGTGAGAAGACTGAGAGTTAGATTCTCCATTCTTTTTGATAAGGTATTAGAAAAGCAACTTATTCTAAAAGGTGTTATTGCACCAGAAGAATGGAAAGCTATTCAGCAAAACATCAGATACGACTTTAACAGTGACAGCTATTTTGAAGAACTAAAAGAGTCTGAAATTACGCAAAACAGACTTCAGGTACTTCGTGACATTGATGAGTATACTGGTCGCTATTTCTCAAAACAATGGGTCCAAAATAAAATTCTACAGATGAATGACTCTGAAATTGATGAGATGAAAGATCAGATTGAAAAAGAAAAAGACGAAGAGCCTGAAGAAGAACAAGACAGCAATTTTGGCGTCTAATGTCAAACATCTATAAATAGATTATAGAGATAAATCGAGGAGAAAACAATGAGCATTTCCGATCTAGTAAAAAGCGCAATTGAAGGCGATGCTTCGTCTTTTGAAGAAGTCTTCAATAATCTAATGGGTGAAAAAACTGAGTTCGCCATTGAAAGAAAGTTTTCCGAAATGTACGAAAGTGCAGACGAAGAAGACGAAGATGAAGAAATGGAAGATGATGAAGATGAAGAAATGGAAGACGAAGACGAAGAAGATGAGGACGAAGACTAATGGTTAAGTCATTCAAACAAATGGTAAAAGAGACCGTCCAAAGACCTAAGTCTCCAGACGAACAAGCATTTCTTGATCAGCACACCGATAATGTGAATGTAAAAGACTACGGTGCACCAGAGAGTGATGATCTTATCAAAAAGATGAAAAAAGATAAAACTCGTATCGCAGATAGAGAAGATGATGAAGAAGTCTATGATCAGGCTTATACAGAAGAGTCTTTTGGTCTAGAAGAAAAGGCTGAATCTAAAGCACAAGCCATTTCAGCTAGAATTGCACTAGCAGTAAAGCGTGGTAAACTTTCTAAATCTAAACTTCAAGGCGCATCTAAAGAAATGTTCAAGATGAGCGAAAAAGACTTGGAAGACTTCACTAAAGAGAAAAAAGGTGCACCTTACAAAGTTGAAGAAGAGACGCTATCTGAAGACCCGTGGGAAGAAATCCCAATGATGGAAAGACAGCTAGAGTTCATTGCTTACGCTGCTGAAGAAATCATGGAGTATCTTGACATGGGTATTGATCCAGAAGAGTGGTTCCAGAACAAACTCGCAACAGCACATGATCAGATCAGAACTTTACATGCATACATTGAAGGCGACAAACGTGTACGCATGACCAAGATGATGGGCGAATCCGTTGACCTTTCAGAAGCAGTTTCTGCTGGCGAAATGAAACTAAACGACGGCTCTACAGTAACTATCAATAAAGAAGACGCATCCGATTTGAACGACATGATGAAAGAACTAAATAGTTCAAATCAGAAAGTTATGAAAAGTCGTATGATGGCTGACAAAAAAGGTTTTGACGAAATCTTAAAGTTTGCTAAGGCTGCTCAATAAGGAATGCAATAATGCCAAGTATTACAAAAGTTTTGAACTCAGAAATTTCAGTTAGTACAGCTAATACAGTATACGATTCTAAGTTAGTTAGAGTCTATGCTACCGCAAATTCTATTCTAACTATTACTGATTCGGAAGCTAATACAGTTGGAACACTAACTATTCCAGCGGGTCGTGTTGAGTATATGGAAAAAGCGACAACAGACACTATTGCTTCAAATAACGCAGTGTTATGCGTTCCAGTAAGCTACAACACATGAGGACAATCAAATGAAACTCATTACAGAAATGGTTGATGAAGTTCAAGTAATCACAGAAACGAACGAACATGAACCGAAGTCTTATTTCATTGAAGGTATCATCATGCAGGGTGATATCAAAAATAGAAACGGACGAGTTTACCCAAGAGAAACGCTAATGCGCGAAACAAAAAGATACAACGAACAGTATGTATCAAAGAAACGTGCATACGGCGAACTAGGTCACCCTGCTGGACCAACGATAAACCTTGATCGCGTTTCACACATGTTCATAGAACTAAAAGAAGAAAACTCTAACGTAGTTGGACGCGCTAAAGTCATGGACACACCAATGGGTAAGATTGTGAAAAGTCTTATTGATGAAGGTGCTAATCTAGGCATCTCCTCTCGTGGTATGGGTTCTTTGAAGAAGAATAAGCAAGGCATCATGGAAGTGCAGAATGATTTCATGTTAGCTACAGCCGGAGACATTGTGGCTGATCCTTCAGCGCCAAACGCATTTGTGCGCGGTGTTATGGAAGGCGCAGAATGGGTGTATAATGTAGCATCTTCTTCTTGGGAAATGGCCAATGATTTTGACCAGATTGAAGAAGAGATCAAAGAAACTGCTAAAGTTTCCAGAAAAAAGTTGGAAGAACAGGCAGCTATCTTCTTTACAAAGTTTATCAATTCACTATCTAAATCTTGATTATTATAAATAAATCAGATTGAAATACATTTCAAAGGAGAACAAAAATGAGTGATAAAGAGCTAGATGAAATGAAAGCTACTGGTGAAGACTCCAAAAACATGGAGCCTGTAACACCTGCTGGCGGTGATCCAAAAGCTAAAAATCGAAAAGCAGACGTGGACAAGTCTGTTGACCCTAATGCTGACGAGATTGAAGATACAGTCAAGACGCCTCAGGGTTCAAACAACGAAGGTCTAAAAGAAGCGTTTGAAGGTCTCTTCGAAGGCGCTGATCTTTCTGAAGATTTCAAAAATAAGACTTTTGCTATTTTTGAAGCGGCTGTTCATGAAAAGCTAGTAGAAGAAAAGCAAGCACTTGAAGAGAAGTTTGAAGCTGATCTACAAGAGCAAGTTGAAGCTGTTATGGAAGACATGGAAGCAAAACTAGATTCCTATCTTGACTACGTAGCAGAACAGTGGATGAAAGAAAGCGAAGTGGCCATCGAGTCCGCGTTCAAAGTAGAGGTCGCTGAATCTCTAATGAGCGGAATCGCAACACTTATGACAGAGCACAACTTGGACGTGGACGAAGACACTCTTGACGCTATCTCCGAAATGGAAGATAGACTTCAGGCGTCCGACGACAAGTATAACACTGTTGTAGAGCAGTTGATGGCTATTCGCGAAGAAAAAGAAGCACTTGAGCGCGAAATCACCTTTGCTGAAGTATCTGAAGGTCTTACAGACACTCAGACTGACAGATTGAGTGTACTAGCTGAAGGTGTTTCGTTTGATTCTATTGATGAGTATAAAGAAAAACTTTCTACTATCAAAGAAAACTACTTCAAAGAATCCGTTACATCTATCGCAGATGAAACAGAGTTTCTTGAGGAGCAGGTCGAAGAGAACAACGCACCAGTTGCTCAAGACCCAACAGTAGCCCGTTATGCTGAATCGCTTAGTCGTCTAGTGAAATAACGATTTTTATAAATAACATTAGATAAATCTCAAACAAGGAGAAAGTCAAATGAGAAACGAAGAACTAATGAAGAAGTGGGCACCAGTCCTAGAGCATAACGCTCTTCCTGCGATTGGCGATAAACAGCGTGCCGCTGTTACAGCAACACTTCTAGAAAACACAGAGACAGCCCTTCGTGAAGGTCAGTCTTATTCCCCATCATCACTTCTTTCCGAAGCTGAAGTTGGCCCAGTAAACAACGTTGGTCAGGTTGACAGCTACGATCCAGTGCTTATCTCACTTGTTCGTCGCGCAATGCCTAACCTTGTTGCTTATGACATTGCTGGTGTTCAGCCAATGACAGGCCCAACTGGTCTTATCTTCGCAATGCGTTCTAACTACGTTAGCGCAGCAAACAACGAAGTCAAGACAGAAGCATTCTTTGATGAAGCTGATACAGACTTCGGTGGTACAGGCACACAGACAGGTGGCGTTGGTGACAGTTCTCTTGACGTTGCAAACACTTCTGAGTTCAATACAGGCACAGGTCTTGCGACTAATTCTGCTGAAGAACTTGGTTCTGGAGGTGGTGGCGACTTCAACGAAATGTCCTTCCAGATCGACAAAGTTTCTGTTACAGCACAAAGCCGCGCGCTAAAAGCTGAGTACACAACAGAACTTGCACAAGACCTAAAGGCAATCCACGGTCTTGACGCAGAGACAGAACTTGCAAACATGCTTTCCGCTGAACTCCTTGCAGAGATCAACCGTGAAGTTGTTCGTACAGTTTACACCTCTGCTGTTGCTGGCTCTCCTGACACAGCATCCGCTGGCGTATTCAACCTAGACGTTGACGCAAACGGCCGCTGGAGTGTTGAGAAGTTCAAAGGTCTTATGTTCCAGATTGAAAAAGAAGCAAACTCTATCGCAAAGGCAACTCGCCGCGGTAAGGGTAACATCATCATCTGTTCCTCTGACGTAGCATCCGCTCTTCAGATGGCTGGTGTTCTTGATTACACACCTGCTCTAAACAGCAACAACTTGAACCCAGACGACACAGGTAACACTTTCGTTGGTGTTCTTAACGGTCGCTTCCGTGTTTACATTGACCCGTATTCAACAGGCAACTACATGGTTGTTGGTTATAAGGGTTCCAACGCATTTGACGCAGGTCTCTTCTACTGCCCATACGTACCACTACAGATGGTTCGTGCAGTTGGCGAGAACAGCTTCCAGTCCAAGTTGGGCTTCAAGACTCGCTACGGCATGGTCGCGAACCCATTTGCTCGTGGTAAGCTATCTGGCGCAGCGTCAGGTGCTATCACAGCTAATACGAACGTGTATTACCGCAGATCATACGTTTCGAATTTACTCTAATAAGAAGTCGGCAAAACCGAACAAATTGGGGCGCTCATGAGCGCCCCTTTTTTTGTCTTATAAATACAGTACGAATAACATAATGTGAAGAGGTAATAATGTCAAATCTAAACTTTCTTTCCCCTATAGAGTTTCGATTCTCCGTTAAGAGATTGCCGAACGTAAGCTATAACATTCAATCACTAAACATTCCTGGCATCACTTCTGGTATAACAAATCAACCTGCTCCGTTTAGAAACATTCCTAGACACGGCGATAAAGTTGAATACGGCGATCTTTCTTTGGAAGTGATCATTGACGAAGAGATGAGAGCATACACAGAGACTTGGCATTGGCTTCTAGGTTTGACTAGCCCAGATGGGTTTGATGAATACAAATCTCTGAGTAAAAGTCAAGATGGTCTGTACTCAGATGCTACGCTCACAATCATGAATAGCAACAAAAATCCTAACATTGAAATACAGTTTGAAGACATCTTTCCGATAAGTATTGGCGACATTTCACTTGACACAAAAGCGACAGATGTGAACCCACCAACTACAACAATCACTTTCAAATACACGAAATATGTAGTAAAACTTATTTGACTTTATCCATAAACTGTGATAAGATTTTGAAAATGGTTATGTTTATGGAGAAGTGTTATGAAGTTGGAAGAAATCTATACGATGTGGACAAAGGACTCTGAGATTGACACGACAGAGTTATCAAATGAAAGTGTAAAGATACCAAAGCTACACAACAAGTATTTCATGATTTACATGGAAGAAGGTATGCGTCTCAGAAAAATGAGAGCGCAGTACAAGCAGCTAAAACTTTTGAAAGAGCAATACTACAAAGGCGAACTTGACATTGATGAACTGAAAGAGCATGGGTGGAAACCACAGCCATTGAAGATTTTAAAAAATGACATACTGACTTACATTGAAGCGGATAATGACATTGTTGATCTTTCGTTGAAAATAGGCGCACAAGAAGAAAAGGTGTCTTACTTGGAAGCTATTATAAAGATGATAAATAACAGAGGCTTCCAGCTAAAGACAGCATTGGATTGGATCAGGTTTCAAAGTGGTGCTATGTAAATCTATTTCTTATAAAATAAAATTTGGTACAGGATCGTTATGAGCGTAAGCATTGAAAAAGTTGATAATATTTACATAAGAATAAATGCGGAACCGTCTATCAAGATGGAAATGAGTGATTACTTTGCATTCAAGGTTCCTGGTTATCAATTCACACCAGCTTATAAAAACAAAATGTGGAACGGAGATATCCGCTTACTCAATTCAATGACTGGTCTCATTTACGCTGGCCTCTTGTCATACGTTATAAAGTTTTGCGAAACAAGAGATTATGAAGTTTCTGTTGATGCTGATTTACAACCTGAAAATGGTTATGATGAAAACGCAGGGTATGACTTAGCTAAAGAGTTTGACACACCGTTTCCACCAAGAGATTATCAGAACGAAGCTGTTGTACATGCTCTGAAAAAAGATCGTGGGTTACTACTTTCCCCTACAGCGTCTGGTAAATCTTTTATTATCTATCTTCTATCACGGTATCACGTTGATGCTCATTCAAGAAAAGTTCTAATCGTCGTTCCAACAACATCACTTGTTTCTCAAATGAGTTCTGATTTTCTTGAATACAATAAAGATAAGCCTCTTGATATTCATAAGATTATGTCTGGTGTGAATAAAGACATCGATGCTGACTATACAATCACGACATGGCAGAGTATTTTCAAGCAGCCAAAGTCTTGGTTTGAAAAGTTTGATGTAGTTATAGGAGATGAAGCACATCTTTTCAAAGCTAAATCTCTTACTAAGATTATGGAGAAAACGCCGCACATACAATACAGGTATGGATTCACAGGTACACTTGATGATTCTAAAACACATAAGCTAGTATTGGAAGGTTTATTTGGTGCTGTTTATCGTGTTACAGAAACAAAGAAACTTATTGACGATAAAACACTAGCAGACTTTGACATCAAATCAATCATTCTTAGATACTCCGATAACATCAAAAAAGCAAACAATGGTAAGACATACCAAGAAGAGATTGACTGGATTGTAACGAATGAAGCGCGTAATAAATACATAAGAAATCTAGCATGGAATCTTCCTGGTAACACACTCATTCTGTTTCAGTATGTAGATAAACATGGAAAACTTCTACAGCCAATGTTAGAAAAAGATGATAAGACTATTCACTTTGTTCATGGTGGGGTTGACGCAGAAGCAAGAGAAAATGTTAGACGACAAACTGAGATGAGTGACAATAACATTATTCTGGCCTCATACGGGACGTTTTCCACAGGTGTGTCAATCAAGAAACTAGATAATGTTATTTTTGCATCACCGTCCAAATCAAAGATTAGAAACTTACAATCAATCGGTAGAGTTCTGAGAAAAGGTAATGGTAAAGAAAAAGCAACACTCTATGACATTGTTGACGACTTACAATGGAAGTCTAAAGAAAACTTTGCACTAAAACATTTCAAAGAACGTGTGAAGATTTATTCTGAGGAGGGGTTTGAGTTTAGACTATATACCGTAGACATCAAGGAGTAAAGATGATGCCTGACTACATTGCAATCAAAATGAAAAATGGATCAGACTTAGTTGGAGTTCTGAACTATGAAGCTGAAGAGTTCATCAGAATAGAGAATCCAGTTGAAATCAAGATTGATCCTGTTCACGGCTTCTATGCTAAATCTTGGCTTTTACTCACTGTTGGTAGCATAGCAGCAATCTCAAGAGAAGACATTATTTTATTGGATGAGGCTAATGAGAAAGCTGTTCAATACTACGAAGAGTTCATTTATAGAATAAGAGGTGAGTCTAAGCAGTCAGAATTCTCTTACGACGATCTGCCTGATGATGAAGACGATCTTCAGAGTATGTTTGAAACACTCTTAGAGTCAAAGAACAGCATAAAGCATTAGAATCATTATTATTATTCATAGGCGTTATAAGCATTATACACGACCTGTGGGACATGTCAAGGGAAAACTTGACAGAGTTCTCATTTTTATAATGTGAAAATGAGATTGTATAAAGACAAAACGAAGGTTGTGTATGTCGGATATAACCATAAGGATGAGCCAATTTATGTAGGTAGAGGTGCACTCAGTAGAGCAGGATGTTTGATTTTCAACACAGAAGCACACAGTGTTAGAACAGATGAAAAATTTTCTGTAGAATATGTGGACGTTTATGGTCCATATAGTGTAGATGAATCTATAGAAAAAGAAAATGAAATTATAAATCTACACAGATATGATCATAATTTGTATAATATACAACTAAATCATATCAACGAAAATGGGTGTTCTGAGCCCACCACAGAACTAGGTAAAAAATATTGGGCGATCTACGAGAAAATAAACTGACGCAATCCAGTATAGCAAGAAAATACAATGTGTCAAGGCAGCGGGTATCACAGATAAAACAAAAATATGCTTGACAACACATTTTTTCTGTGATACATTGAATAAAAAGGACTATACAGTATGGGAAGAAAAAACTACATCAACAACAAAGACTTTCTAGACGCTCTTGTTGAGTACAGAGACGACAGAAAGAAACACGAAGAGAATGGCGAAGAGCCACCGATGATACCAGATTACATAGGTAAAAGTATCTATCAGATAGCAAACAGACTAGCAACTAAACCAAACTTCTCAGGCTATTCTTATAAAGATGAGATGATTAGTGATGGATTAGAAAATGCTATTCAAGCTATTAATAACTTTGACCCAGATAAATCAAGCAATCCATTCGCATACTTCACACAGATTATTTGGTACGCATTTCTTAGACGTATTGAAAAAGAAAAGAAACAGGTATACATCAAACACAAAGTGACTGAAAATGCGATGATTCATGATACAATAATGGATAAAAAGTCTGGAGAAAGTGGTGAAGCATCGTATGTAGATTTGGATAACGACTACATGAATACATTTGTTTCAACATACGAGAAACGATTAGAGACTAAAAAGAGAACCGCAGCTAAGAAAAAGGGTGTTGAGAACTTTATAGAGGATAGCTAAAAATGAAACTGATACTACCAGTAATAATAGAGGATCTAATAAAAAATGTAACTGATCCCAAGAAACATTATGAACAAAGACAGCATTATGTAAAAACGCTGAAAGACATTGTAGAAGCATCTAACAATGCTTTGAAAATCTACGAATCGCATAGAAAAGGTAATAGATGAAAATCGCAGTTATCACCGACACGCATTGGGGTGTGAGAGGGGACAGTAAAGCGTTCTTACAGAATGCTATTGACTTTCATGAGAATGTGTTTTTTCCAACTCTAAAAGATAGAGACATTGACACTATTATTCATTTGGGAGACCTCTTGGATAGAAGAAAGTATGTCAACTTTCACACCTCTTCTAAACTAGAAGAGCATTTCATGCGTGTGATAAAAGATAATGACATGAATTTACATTTGATTGTAGGCAATCACGATTCTTACTATAAAAACACTAACGAAGTGAATGGTGTAAAAGAACTTTATGGAAAGAGTTATGATAACATTCACATTTATGAGCATGAGCCTGTTGAGTTGGACTTTGATGGGTGTAAAGTTATGCTTTCACCTTGGATTTGTCAGGCTAATCATGACGTGACAATGAAGGCGTTTGATAACACAAAAGCACAGATTTTGATGGGTCACTTTGAGATTTCTGGTTATGAAATGATGAAAGGTCAACTGTGTGATCATGGGTTAGACAGATCGTCTTTCAACAAGTTTGACGCTGTTTATTCTGGTCACTTCCATCATCCGTCTTCGCATTCTAACATCACGTATCTGGGTGCACCTTATGAGATGACCTGGTCTGATCATGGAGGTAAGAGAGGTTTTCACATCTTTGACACAAATACAAGAAAGATGGAGTTCATTGAAAACCCGTATCGCATGTTCCACAAGATTGATTACGAAGACAGCGATCTAACTATTGATGAAATCGCCAATCTAAATCTAGAGGGTCTTGAGGGTACGTATGTCAAGGTTATCGTAAAAAACAAAACAAACCCCTATCTGTTTGACATCTTTATGGATCGTCTAGATTCATGTAATGCGGCTGACATCAGGGTTGTTGAAGATCATCTTGACATGGATGCGATTGAAGATTCAGAGATCGTTGACGAAGCACAAGATACACTAACCATTCTGAAAAAATACGTAGAATCTATGGAAGTCAAGGTTGACAAAAAAGAGGTTGACAAATGCCTTCAAAGTCTATACAATGAAGCCCTTAGTTTATAAGGAGACGTTCAGTTGATTCATTTCAAGAAACTCAAATACAAGAACATTCTGTCCACAGGTGATGCTTGGACAGAACTTCAACTCGACTCGCATGACACCACACTTATTGTGGGTGAAAATGGTGCTGGCAAGAGTACAATGCTAGATGCGTTGTCCTTTGTTCTTTATGGCAAGCCATTTCGCAAAATCAATAAAAACCAACTCCTGAACAGCATCAACCAAAAAGACTTAGTGGTTGAAGTTGAGTTTGCAGTTGGTGGTAAGAACTATCTAGTGAAAAGAGGTATCAAGCCCAGCATCTTTGAGATTTGGTCAAACAACAAGCTCTTGAATCAAGACGCAGCCGCGCGTGATTACCAAGCATTTCTTGAAGACAACATTCTGAAGCTGAACTATAAGTCGTTTGGTCAAGTCGTAGTTCTTGGCTCATCCACGTTTGTTCCTTTTATGCAGTTGCCTGCTAAGTCTAGGCGTGATGTGATTGAAGACCTGCTAGACATTCAGATTTTTACGACAATGAACACACTCTTGAAAGATCGTGTGTCAACCAACAAGGAAAACTTGACAGAAATAAAATACACTATTGATCTAACCAAAAATAAGATTGATTCCGCTAAGACTCATACAGAATCTATTCGTGAGTTGAAGGAAAGTCAAATAAAAAAGATCAAGAGTAAGCTAAAAGAACAGATAGGATACGTTGAAAAAGAAGAGACTGAAATAAACAAACTTTCTGATGAGGTTGACGATCTTCTATCTAAGATCACAGACAAAGAAAAGATGGAGAAAAAGTTTTCTGAAATCAATGATTTGATGCGTGATCTTGAGAACAAGAAAAGAACTCTAACGAAGAATCTAACTTTCTATAACAATCACGATAACTGCCCTACATGTAAACAGGGTATTGAACACGATTTCAAGAGTTCTGTTCTGACAGATTCTAATGACAAAATCGTAAAGATTGAAGCCGCTAAGAATCAGTTGTCAAATAAGTCTGAGGGTGTAGAAGCTAGATTATCAGAAATAAGCGGTATTGAATCCTCTATTTCTACTATTAGCATGAAGATAAGCGAACATCGTGCTAATAAGAAGATGGCCATGAACGCATGTAAATCATTACAAAAAGAGTTGGTGGAAGCAGAGCGTGACATTGAAACTGTTGATGATGAGACAATCAAGACTTTTGAAAATGACTTAAAGAAGTCAATGGAACAGCAAAAGCAACTAACAGAAGAAAGAGAAGTTCTGGCAACTGTTGGTGCTATGCTGAAAGATGGTGGTATCAAAACGAGAATCATCAAACAGTATGTGCCGATCATGAATAAACTTATCAACAAGTATTTGGCTGCGATGGACTTTTTTGTGCAGTTTGAGTTGGATGAGTCGTTCAACGAAACCATCAAAAGTCGTTTTCGTGACGCATTCTCATACAGTTCCTTTTCTGAAGGTGAAAAGTTGAGGATAGATTTGAGCCTTCTCTTTACATGGCGGACTGTATCAAAGTTGCGTAACTCAGTATCAACCAACCTGTTGATCATGGATGAGATCATGGACTCTTCTCTGGACAACAACGGAACAGATGAGTTTCTAAAAATCATTAAAGACTTGACAGGTGACGCCAATGTGTTTATTATTAGTCATAAAGGTGATCAGATTCAAGATAAGTTTGACAGAACTATTAGATTCAAAAAGGTGAAAAACTTCAGTTCAATGGAAACATAGGAGATCGACATGAAAGCGAATAGGCTTGCTTCTCTGGAAAGAAAGCATAATGACTTGCACAAGAGAATAGAGGCACTCCAGGGTGAAAGGGCTCCAGATAAATACATCACCAATCTGAAGAAAGAGAAGTTGGTTTGTAAAGATGAGATTGAAAGAATAAAAGCGCTAAATGAAAAACATTGATGAAATCATTGTAGACATTGTAGAGGAGCAAGCCACTGAGAATGAAGTGGCTGTTCTTTTGTCTGCTGGAACAGACAGCATCACATGTGGCATCGCTGCTATGCGACTCGGTAAAAAAGTTACTGGTTACAGCATGTACATTAATGGTCAACAGACTAGTGATAGTTTGGGTGCAAAGGACGCTGCCGATCATTTTGGTTGGGACTTCGTTGGAGTTGATGTTCCTGTAGACAACATTGAAGAGGATTTTTTTACGCTAATCAATCATTACAAGTGCAAGAAAAAAACTCAAGTTGAGTGTACATGGCCATTCATGTACGTTTATCCTAAAATAAAAGAGAAGGTAGTCTTATCGGGGGTTGCTGCTGATGGTTGGTATGGTGTGTCTAAACGTGCCAACATTCACTTCAAGCATACGAAAGAACTATTTGATCAGTTTCGTAACGATTACTTTGGTGCACCTAATCCTGCTGGCGTCAGACAACAAGAACAGCTTGCGAAAGAAAATGGTATGAGATTAGTCGCACCTTATCTTGAGAAAAGCGTTGCTGAGTGGATGATGCAACACGATTGGGACTTCTTCAATAAACCATACCAAAAATCTTGCATACATGACGCATTTCCTGAGATACGAGCATTGAAGAGAAGAAATCATGAGAACTTGCAGTTGATCGCAGGTATACCAGATTATTTTGAAAAACTACTTGACAATCGTGAAATAAACCCGTATAATAGGGAAAGAGTCATGGATCTTGTAAGAGACTGGCAGAACGTTGGTCCAAAGCTATTTTGAGGTGCTAAATGAAATACGAACCGTATACAGTAGAAGACGTGAAGAAGGCTTCTGCACAAAAAAAGTTTAATGTGATCAGTTGCTTTGCTGGCGGAGGTGGTAGTTCAACAGGCTACCGTCTTGCTGGTGGTAACATTCTGTTGGTCAACGAGTTTGTTGAAGAAGCAATCGCGTCTTATAAACAGAACTACCCAGACACACCAGTTCTAGTAGACGACATCAAAAAGTACAAGAGCGAAGACTTTCTGAAGATGGCTGGTATCAAAGAAGGTGAACTTGACATACTAGACGGGTCGCCTCCGTGTTCCGCTTTCTCTGTTGCTGGTAAGCGCGAAAAAGGTTGGGCTGGATACGTAGAAGATACGCGAAAGTCCTACATTGATGATGAAGGTAACTTCATTCAAGAGGGCGAACTGAAGACTAAAGGGGGTATCAAGACCTACTCTGATGGTAAAGAAGTTGAAGCAATTGAAGACTTATTTCTTGAGTTTATTCGTATTGCAAAGGGTATCAAGCCCAAAGTTATTGTTGCTGAGAATGTGAAAGGTATCACATTTGGCGAAGCTAAAACAAAGCTATTTGAGTTTATCAAGTCGTTTGAAGCGATTGGTTATCAGGTCACATACAAAGTAATGAGCGCGGCGGATCATGGTGTTGCGCAAACGCGAGAACGAACAATCTTCATCTGTATTCGTGATGATGTATGCGAAAAGATCAATCTGAATTTTTTAAACTTGAACTCTATTTTTCCAGATAGATTAGGCCCACACATTAGTCTTGAGTCGGCCATAGAAGACATTGAAAACGATCCAGAAGAAGTACAGATGTTGAGAGACTACTATGAAGGTTCTTTTCAGAAAAAGTTTCTTGATCCCATTCCATTTCGTCCAAAGCGACACATGAAACCGAGTGACAAAGAGTTCCGCGATTGGAACCCGAAAGCATCTTGTTTCAACATGATCAGACCTGCGCCACATCTTCCTTGCCCAACACTCACACAGCAAGGTCAGAAGCGTGGGTTGTCTGGCGTTTTTCACTATGCTGAAAATCGTAAGTTGACAATCAAAGAACTAAAGCGTATAATGTCGCTACCAGAAGATTACCAACTCACTGGCACATTTGATCAGCAAGTCGAAAGAATCGGTAGGGCAGTTGCGCCTAAGATGATGGCTGCATTAGCCACATCAATCTATGAAAACGTATTGAAACCATACAATGAGGCTACACAATGAACGATTTTACATTTGCACACCGTGAAGAAGGTTTTGACAATCACATTGAAATGAGTATCCGAGGGTACAGTAATCTACATGATGATGTAGTATCACTGTCTAGATACTTCGTAGACAATGAAAGTTCTGTCTATGACATTGGCTCTAGCACTGGCAAGACCATTCTAGCAATGGCTGAACAAAACTATTCGTTTGCGCCATACTGCAACTACATTGGCGTTGAAATCGCAGACGGCTTTGAAGATGCGATGAATAATAGAGTTTTGGAGGTTGAGAATAAGTTTCCTGGCACTTCAGTGAGATATCTGAAAGAAGACATTCGTGACACTATTATTCAAAACGCAAGTCTTGTCACATCTCTGTTCACTCTACAGTTCATGCCACGTAACGCCCGTGCTGAAGTGATTGACCGTATCTATGAAGGTCTAAACGAAGGCGGCGCATTCATCTTCGGTGAGAAGACTGTGGCCACAGACGCACGTATTCAAGACATGATGACATTCACGTACTATGACTATAAACGCAAGTCTTTCTCTGAGGCTGACATTATGGGCAAAGAGGTTACACTTCGTAACATGCTCAAACCTAACACCTGGGAAGAACTTGAACAGATGATCTATGATGCGGGCTTCAAGAGCGTACAACCGTTCTGGCAGAACTTCATGTTTGTTGGGGCGATTGCGGTAAAATAACCCTTGACGAATCACCAAAAACCAACTATGTTACTAAACATGATACGCCAGAGCATGAAGCCAGAGCGCATCATTAAGCAAACAGCAAAATAGGTATATTGCTATGACACAAGAAAATGCACAAAATTGGTCCGTTGAAACTTGGAACGTGGATAAGTTTTTACTACAATCT